TTTTCCTATGTCTCCCCAAAAACCACCGGTACGATCCCAGCCGGCCCTTGTGTGGGCCAAGACGATCAGAATTGATAGGAATATGACCCAGACTAAAACGCCTCGTATGGGGGCTACTGAGCCCCGATTACATAGCCCTTATCTTGAGGGGCAAAGTCGAGGTAATGAGATCGCACAACTAGCTGAGAGTATTGGGATGCCCCTATTACCTTGGCAAGAGTTTGTAATTAACGATATGTGTACCGTTGATGAAAACAATATGTTTATCCGAAAGACGAATCTGATTCTTGTAGCTCGTCAGCAAGGTAAGACTCATCTCGCTCGTATGATGATGCTCGGCCACATGCTGTTATTCGATAGCCCTAACGTGCTGATTATGAGCTCTAATAGATCGATGGCTTTAGACACCTTTAGACAGGTTGCCTATGCCATGGAGAACAATGACTGGATGCGTAAGCAGGTCAAGCAGATCCGCTACGCCAATGGTACCGAGTCGATCGAGCTTAAAAATGGACACCGCTTAGACGTTGTAGCTGCAACTAGAGACGGAAGCCGCGGCAGGTCAGCCTCGTACCTCTACATCGATGAAATCCGCGAAATCTCAGAGGAAGGCTTTAGAGCTGCAACCCCTACTACCCGCGCCAAGCCAAATGCTCAAACCCTCTTAACCTCAAATGCCGGCGATAGCTTCTCTACCGTACTTAATGATCTACGCGAGAGGGCTATGAGTTTTCCTCCTAAGAGCTTTGGCTTTTATGAGTACTCAGCTCCCCAATTCGCCAAGATTACAGATCGAGATGCGTGGGCCATGGCTAACCCTGCTCTTGGCTACACCGTAACCGAGGAATCACTTGAGGAAGCTGTAGCTACACAGCCAATCGAAACTACAAAGACAGAGCTCCTGTGTCAATGGATATCGAGCACTCAAAGCCCTTGGCCGCATATGGCTGTAGAGGATGCCTCCGATAGCGATCTAAAAATGTCAGCGGGGCCTCTTACAATCTTTGCTTTTGACGTATCCCCTAGCCGTAGAGATGGCTCGCTCTGCATGGGCCAAGTCCTCGAGGATGGCCGTATCGGCGTAGCTGTACTTGAGATATTTCATAGTGACGTGTCAATCGATGAGCTGTTTGTAGCTAACGCCATCGCCAAGTGGGCCAAGGTCTACTATCCGCGCCAAGTCTGTTATGACAAGTACACAACCGCCTCTATCGCCAAGCGCCTCGAGGCTAACGGTATCCAAATTACAGATATCTCAGGCCAAAAGGGATATCAGGCATCCGGTGATCTATATGAAGCTCTCGCTAATAAGCGCCTTGTACACAGCGGCCAAGATGAGCTCGTTGCTCATATGGCTAATTGCGCGGCTAAAGAATCGGACTCATCTTGGCGTATCGTCCGGCGTAAATCAGCAGGGCCTGTAGATATTGCGATCAATCTCAGTTTTATCGTCCACATCCTGACTCAGCCAATGGGCGAGGCTAAAGTTTACATTTAGAGACACGCCGAGACTTTTCTGATTTTGTCCTTGACTTTTGGAGAAAATCCCTCTCATGGGATTACTACAAACCTTAGGGATCAAGTCAGCTGATAAGCCGACTGTAGAGGCGCAGTACGCACCCGCCGTTATGTCTACACAGTACGGCTACGGCTCATATAACACAGGCCTTGGTACTGGACTTAGCTCGAGCATTGATCGTAACTTTGCTTTACAGGTTGCTAGCGTTGCACGTTGTCGTAACTTGATCGCCGGTGTTATTGCAGGTATTGATTTAGCACTATACAAAAAAACTACAGGTGAAAAGTTAGGCTCCCCTATTTGGTTGGAGCAACCTGACTATCGTCAGCCTCGCAGCGTAACTATCGCCGCCACCGTAGACTCATTAATTTTTTACGGCGTTGCATATTGGCGCGTTACATCTTTGTATGCAGATGATGGCCGTCCTAGCGGTTTTGAGTGGATCGCTAATAATCGCGTTACCTTTACTACAAATAAGTTTGGTACAGAGATTAAAGATTATTACGTTGATGGCAACCTTGTACCAATGGGAGGTATCGACTCACTCGTTACTTTCCAAGGTTTAACTCCTGGTGTATTAGATACATCTAGCACAACAATTAAAGCTGCTTATGATATTCAACGAGCAAGCGCTGTTAGTGCAGCTACACCAATGGCAACTACAGTATTAAAAAATAATGGTGCTGATCTACCTGAGTCACAGGTACAAGGTCTACTAGCTGCATGGAAGGCCAGTCGTGCCTCGCGCAGTACGGCGTATTTGACTTCTACTTTGACTGTAGAAAATATCGGCTTTAGTCCTAAGGACATGATGTATAACGAGGCATCACAGTACTTAGCTACTGAAATTGCTCGCGCTATGAACGTACCGGCGTACTACATATCTGCCGATATGAACAACAGCATGACATACCAAAACATTATCGATGGTCGTAGAGAGTTTGTCGCATACTCATTACAACCTTACATCTGTGCTATTGAGGATCGTTTATCAATGAACGATATTACAAACTCACAAAATCAAGTGCGCTTTGCAGTCGATGACAGTTTCTTACGTGCAGATGCCAAGGAGCGTTTAGAGATTATCGAAAAGATGCTTACTCTAGATTTAATCGATGTAAACCAAGCCCGACAAATGGAGCAACTAACACCGCTAGGAGATACAAGTGCTACTAACGTTTAGCCAAGAGATACAAGCTGCAGATGGTGAGCGCCGGATCGTATCTGGACTCGTTGCACCATATGGCGAAGTCGGATATACATCCGCTGGCCCTGTTGTATTTGAACGCGGATCAATCGAGATCCCTGACGCATCAAAGATTAAATTATTATCACAGCATCAACAGGATAAGCCTGTAGGTCGCGCTATTTCATTTAGCGACTCAACTGAGGGTATTTACGGATCGTTTAAGTTATCGAGCAGCACTCGAGGACAAGATGCGCTCGTACTCGCTCAGGAAAACCTAGTAAGCGGCTTATCCGTTGGGGTCGATGTAACGGCCTCAAAGCCGATGGGTGATTACCTGTTAGTTACGGCGGCTGTCCTCAAAGAGGTAAGCCTCGTAGAGAGCGCTGCCTTTTCAAGCGCCTCCGTTACTGATATTGCAGCCGCGCGAGCAGCGCTCGAAGCAGCTACAAGTACAAAAGAAAAAACCACAACGATAAATACGACAATCGTAGAGATCGAAACCGAAACCGAAAGCGAGGAAGCTGTGACTACAGCCCCTGAAAATACACCGGATGAAACTCCGGCTGAAGTATCTGCCGAGGCTGCACCTGTTGAAGCAGCTCGCAAGATTATCCGTCCATCTGCACTTGATTCTCAGAGAGTGCGTACACCTATTATCTCAATGCCTACATACACAGAGCACAAGATCAAAGCTGCACTCGGTAGCGAGGATTCACGCCTTTATGTAACAGCTGCAGATGATTCTTTTTCAACTAACCCGGGCTTTAACCCAACTCAGTACCTATCAGAGTTTGTAACTAACACTCGTTTTGGTACACCGGCTATTGATGCCTGTTCACAAGGAACTCTCCCAACTAGCGGTATGACAATTAACGTGCCATCTCTTGTCACTTCAGCTGGTGGCGGTACAGGCGTAGCACCTGTCGTAACTGTTGAGGCAGAGGCTGGAACTGTTGCTAACACAGGCATGGAAACTGCTTACCTAACTGGAACAGTATCTAAGTACGCTGGCGCAAACACCTACAGCGTTGAACTCCTAGAGCGCTCAGATCCTAACTTCTTCGCGGAATTGACTACTCAGCTAGAAAACGCATACCTAAAGACAATTGATACAGCTGTACTTACAGCGATGCTTTCAGCTGCACAAGCTGGCGCAACTCAGGCAGCATCATCAGCTGGCATCATCGGCTTTGCTTCAGATGCAGCGGCTAAGGTCTATCAGGCAACTGGTTACTTCGCACAAAACTACGTAGCTAACCCATCACAATGGCAGCTACTAATGGGTGCAACAGATACAACTGGCCGCCCTATCTATTCAGCATCACAGCCAATGAACGCAGCTGGACTAACACAGCCGGGATCAATCCGCGGCAACGTGCTAGGTCTTGATCTATACGTAGATAAGAACTTCACAGCTACAACTACTATCGATGACTCAGCTGTAATCCTTGCACCTGAGGCTTTCACCGTATACCGCTCCGCTCAAAACTTCATGAGCGTAAATGTTGTCGGTTCACTACAGGTACAGGTAGCAATTTACGGCTACATGGCAACAATCGCCAAGATGCCTAACGGCTTGGTTAAGTTCAACCTAACGTAAGCAAAAACCTAATAGTCGGTAGGGCTCTTAGCCCTTTGAGCCCTACCGGCCCTTTTTAAGATGGGAGTAATCAAGTGCCAGCAACATACGTAACCGAGGCCGAGCTACGCGCTAACCTTGGTATCGAAAATCTGTATAGCTCAGATATTGTCGAGACATGCTGCCAAACTGCACAAGATATACTCAACCAATTTTTATGGTTTGACTCGGCCCCTGTTGTCGGTGCAACCCTGCAAAACAATGTAGCTACCGTAATGGTCGCTAATCCTGCAATCTTTACAACAGGTCAGTCTGTAACCTTGAGTGGATGCGGCTCAACCTTTAACGGCACATACACAATCACCGGCACAATGCCTTGGACTGCAGGTACGACTACTCAGATCCCTAATCTCTTTTGGAACCCTTTTACATGGAATTGGCCAAATGGTTACAGCTTTATCCAATTCGCTAAGACAGCATCTGACGTTAATTTTTTTAGGATCCTGCCTTATGGTTCAGCCGTAGGAACAGACCTAAAGACAAATACCTATGCGACTACACCCGCTGTAAGAGAAGCGGCCATGATCCTCGCAGTAGACATTTTTCAGGCACGTCAAGTGAGCCAAACCGGCGGCGTATCCATCGATGGATTTAGTCCAAGCCCCTACAGGATGGGCAATAGCATGGTCGGCAAAATCCGCGGGCTCATCGCCGGATACACCAATCCAAACACCATGGTCGGATAATGACAGCCGCCATCACAACACTTAGAGCGACACTAGCTGCAGCGTTAGATAGTCCTAACGACTGGAATACCTACAGCTACCCTCCCGCCACAATTACCGCTAACAGCGTGATCGTCAGCCCTGCAGAGAATTACATTACGCCGAGCAATAACTCATATGCCTCTATTGCGCCTCTTGCCAATTTCAGGATCATCATGACGGTACCTATGTTTGATAATCAGGGCAATCTACAAGGTATCGAGTCCTTAGCCGTCGCTGTGTTTAACAAACTAGCGGCCTCAAATATAAACCTAAACATTTCAGCTATGAGTGCTCCCTCTGTACTTGAAGTGCAAAGCGGATCACTCCTAACGGCTGATTTTTCCATATCAGTACTAACGAGTTGGAGCTAAACAATGTCTGACCTAACACCCGAGGAGCTGGCTTTTCTTATAAAGATAGGTCAGATCGAAAAACCAACAACTAAAACAACAGCCAAGAAAGACGAGGACTAATCGTGGCAATTTTTCTAAACAATAAAGTCGGCTTTAAGGTCGGCGCAACACCGGTAGATTTTTCTGATCACGTAACGGCTTTCACGCTAACACAGCAGTCAGATCAACTTGAGGTCACCGCAATGGGCAGCACCGCACATCAATTCGTTACTGGGCTCTCCGCGGATACCATTACGGTAACGCTCCTCAATGACACAGCTGCAGGATCAATCTTGGCAACGCTACAGGCTGCATACGGTACAACTGTTGCATTTAAGGCTATCCAAGATACAACTAAGGCTGTCGGAGCAGATAACGTTTTGTACACAGGAACAATCCTGGTAGACAACTTCACACCAATTAACGGTGCTGTTGCAGATGAGGCAATGATCGATATTACATTTACATGTAACTCAAAGACAGCCGTAGCAACTACTGGTACTTGGGCTTAATCAAACTAACTAACAAAGGGGCAAACCATGGCAAAGCTAAAGATCGTACGTAATGATGGCACCGAACTAGAAGGCGAAATATCGCCGGCTGTTGAATATGCCTTCGAGCAGTATTACAAGACTGGGTTTCACAAGGCTTTTAGAGAGCTAGAGCAACAGTCAATGGTCTACTACCTTGCTTGGGAAATAACAAAGCGTGCGGGTCAGGCACCTAAACCTTTTGGTGAGGCTTTTGTGGAAACACTAAAGTCTGTTGAGGTTTTAGATAGCGACCCTTTAGCCTGAAGCGCGACCTCCCTTTTACGTATTTGATCGCGAGATTAAGTATCAGACTGGGAGTCGCGCCTCAAGCGCTATTAGAACTAGATAAGACAATGCTCGATGCACTTGTGCAAGGGCTCAAGGATGAAGCAAAGGAGACAAGCGATGCCAGTAGAACTAAGCGGCGTTGATGAGCTCCGTAAAGCCTTAAAGCAATATGCGCCGGATCTAGATAAGCAGCTAAAGAAAGACTTACAAGCTGCTACTCAAAGCGTAGTCAATGCTGCTCGAGGCTTTGTACCTGCTACTCCTCCCCTATCTAACTGGGGCAGAGATGGCGGCAACTTTCCAATCTATAACGCTGCTACCATCCGTAATGGCATTAGATTAAGTACGGCTCGATCTAGAATTAATAAAAACGGCTTTGCCTCATCTGTACGTATTGTTAATGCCAATGCTGCAGGATCGATCTACGAAACAGCCGGCCGCCTAAATCCACAAGGCAGACCTCAGGCCAAAACTCGCGAGGTAGTAATTCCATTTAACAGACTTGATACAGGCCCGGGCGAGCACCGATACACAACATCAACCGGCAAGGATTACGGCAAGAGTAATAACCCCAATGCAGGTAGACAGTTTGTCGATGCGGCTAATCGCACCGGCTCCCTAGTCAATTCTCGTCCTCGCGTTGCAGGGCAACGAGGTAAGGTTTCTCGTAAGTTTACTGGCCGCCTTATTTATCGTGCTTGGGCTGAGGACAATGGCAAGACACAGGATGCGGTCTTAAAGGCCATCATGAAAACAAATGATTTATTTATAAGCAAGACATCGGGTATCGCTACCCGCGGCGTTAGGAAGGTTGCATAATGGCTGGTACTAATGTCGATATTAAGATTATTGCAGAGTTTTTAGGCAAGACTGCATTTAAGCAAGCTGAGACAGCTACTAATAAACTCAATAAGACTGTTAAATCTCTTGGCTCATCTTTTGGCGTAGCATTTGGTGGCGCTGCCCTTGGCTATGCAATTAAGTCCACAATCAGAGACTTTGCAGATGCACAGCGCGAGACTGTTGCGCTTACTAACACAGTTAAAAATCTTGGCTTAGCCTTTGATGCTCCGGTAGTAGATGCCTATGTAGACAGCATCGGAAAACTTTACGGCGTTACAGGTCAGCAAGCTGTACCGGCTATGCAAGCCCTACTTTCAGCAACAGGATCGGTCGCTAAATCAACCGAGATCATGAACGTTGCGCTCGACCTTGCAGCATCTCGTAGCGCCGATGTCGGTGCCGTTGCATCTGATTTGGCTAATGCCTATGTGGGCAATACCAAGGGGCTCAATCAATACCGTCTAGGACTGACAAAAGCCGAACTAGCCGCGATGACCTTTGACGAGATCCTTGCCAAAATCTCAAAAGACACCCTAGGCGCTGCCGATGAAGCGGCCAATAGCCTAAGCGGCAAGCTCGCCATCCTTTCAGAGGTAACTAATCAAGCTCGAGAGCGTATCGGCGGCGGCTTGGTCGATGCCCTTGGTGGACTAGCTGGGCCTAACGGTGCCGGCGGCGCTGCACAAAACATCGAGAACTTATCTATCAAACTTACAGAGGCTATTACAGGATTTGGATATCTTGTACGCGAGAT